ATTTATACGGTTGATAGGCAGATATAAGCTGGCTGCATCAGTCTTGAAAACTGAGTTCGTTGAAAGACGAAGGTCCGGGCAGTACGGACATCAACCGCCATTTTAATACAACTCCACTTGACAATGGAGCCGAGGACTGATAGTATCGTCCCTTGAAGAAATCGGAGTTTGTCAAAAGATTTTACGGTGAGGTGTCTGAGCGGTCTAAAGAGACAGTTTGCTAAACTGTTGTGGACTAAAAAACCACCGAGGGTTCGAATCCCTCCCTCACCGCCATTTTTTGCGTGTGTAACTCAGTTGGTAGAGTACGAGTTTTCCAAACTTGATGTCGTGAGTTCAAACCTCACCACACGCTCTCTTTAATTTTAATTGCCCCTTGGTATAATGGCTATTATTTTTCGCTTTGAACGAAAAGAAACTGGTTCAATTCCAGTAGGGGCATCCATTTTGAATGATGTGCGTGTTGGGTGGAAACGTCCAACAGCGTGAGGGACACGATACACCCCTGTATGTCTGACCCGGACGAATCTGATCCAGATAGGATAGGGTTGATTTTTTGATTTGACAAACACTATGTATTGGTGTAAGATTTTTAAATGGGCTTGTGGTGCTAGTGGTAACACGACCGGTTTGCATCCGGTAATCTCCAGTTCGACCCTGGACAGGTCCACCATTTTAAATTAGTGTACATACATTAATCATAACGCACTAGTAGCTCAATTGGTAGAGCGTATCGTTGCCAACGATAAGGTTGTCGGATCATACCCGACCTAGTGCTCCATCTTAATTTTGCGTAATCAAAGATCACTTTTTGCTCCGAATGTTACTATTTATTAGTATGAGTAAGATACTAGTAAATTGTAAAATCTGTAATGTTGAGTTTGTCAAATACGAAAGTGAAATAAAAAGAACTAACAATCATTTTTGTTCTAATAAATGTTCAATATTTTTTAATACACAATTAAAAAAAATATATTTAGAAAAAAGAAAAACAGATTATTATAACAGTCCAAAAAAATGTATAAATTGTGAGAATATAATTGATTTTGAAAATAAAAATAAAAATAAATATTGTTCTGTAAAATGTACTGCGATTTATACTCAAAAAAATGGAGGCCATTGTAAATGGTCTGACGATGATAAAAAAAGATTAGCTAAGTTGGCAAAGAACAATTCTAAATTTTGTGGTTGGAATAGAAAAGAAAAAATTAAAAAAGAATGTGAGACTTGTAAAATAGAATTTGAAGTGATACCATCTTTAAAGAATAGAAATTGTTGTTCTCGACAATGTAAAAATGAGTGGATTAAAAAAACAGATTATCTTAAAAATAAAGGATTTGGTGGATATCGTATAAATAGTGGGACTAGTAAAAGAGGTTGGTATAAAGGATATTTTTGCGGTAGTAGTTGGGAATTGGCGTGGGTAATATATAATTTAGAACACGGTGTACAATTTAAACGAAATACAGATAGTTTTGAATATACGTATAACGGAACAATAAAAAAATATTATCCGGATTTTAAAATAGACGACGTTTATATTGAAATAAAAGGATATCATTCAAAACAATTTGACGCAAAACAATTACAATTTCCACACAAATTAAAAGTTTTTCACAAATTGGAATTAAAAGAAATTTTAAAGTATGTAAAAGATAAATATGGGAAAAATTTTACATACTTATATGTGAAGTGATGTGCCGGTTCGATTCCCTCTACCCGCTCCAAATTATTATGAATAGTTATAATTTCCAAAATATATGGGATTCTTGTTTACAATTTAACATTGAACAGAAACCCGAAGAATTCAAAGCTTTATTGGATTTTTTAAATGTGAATTCCAAAAAAAGAATTGCACTTGAGATAGGATCTAATTATGGTGGTTTTGCAGCTGGATTGTGTGAACTGTTTGATAAAGTTATAACGATTGATATAAAGCATAATACTAATTTTGATTTACTCAAAAATAAATATTCAAATTACGAATATATAATTTCAGATTCCACTAACAACGATACAATTAATTATTTAAAATCTCTTAATATTAAGTTTGATTTTATTTTTATAGACGGTGATCATTCATACGACGGTGTAAAGTCTGATTATTTAAAGTTTAAACAATTATTAAATTCAGATGGTTATTTGGGATTTCATGATGTTGTATCGAGTCCTGAAAATGAAGGTAACAATATTTTGGTAAGCAAGTTTTGGAGTGAGATCAAATCTCAATATATAGACAGTTACGAATTTATATCGGGTAAAGCTACGAACGATTATTCTACTGATAATTTATTTCATTCGATTATGAAGAACCAAAGATATGAATCTTGGGGTGGAATTGGAATAGTTAAAAATTATCCTGTGTCAATATTTTCACACAATTATCTTAAAAATGAGTGGGTGTCTATAATAAAGAATCAATTTGAAAGAGTGGTAAAGTCTGGATTATACAATAGGTGTGATCATTATTTTTGCGGTGTATATTCAGAATCAGATGAAGATTATTATAACTTTCTTAAGATGGTGGATACTTATGATAAAGATGTAAAAATAAAAGTCGTTCGTTATATCACAAACAAATTTGAATATAATACATTAATTAATTTACAGAATTACTGCAAACTAAATCCTAATGGTTGTGTTTTATATTACCATTCAAAGGCAACATCTAAAGTAATACAAACCGAATCAGTAAAGTCTTGGCGTGATTGTTTAGAATATCTAAATATAGATAATTGGCAAAAGTCCGTTGATGCATTAAAGACTAAAAATTATAATGTTGTTGGTGGGTTATATGTTGAACATTATATTAGCTCACAAAAGGAGTATAGAAATTATTATTCCGGAAATTTTTGGTGGGGTGATTGTGAATATATAAGTCAATTGCCAAATTTATCGTTGACTTACGTAGATACGATGTATAATGGAGATATGTCAGATCATCGTATGGCGTGTGAACTGTGGATAGGTAAAGGATATCATCGATGGTTAAACTACTATAGTGAATACGTTGTAGGGTGGGAGAATCACATTTTTGATTCTACGAAATATAAAGTATTTGGATGATACTTATATTTAGTTCTTTAAAATTTTATGGGGATGTGTAGATTCGACATAGATAAATATCTATTGTTAGGCACGTAGAGGATAATAGTTGGCCTCTTTAAAAGTTCTATTGAAAATTAACTGCTGAAGATAACGTAGTTAGCTATGACTTCTCTTATGATGATGTTGTAGCCATTGCAGCCTAAGTTGTTGCACATTCAATACAATGAAGTCTGATAGTTGTATTGGGTGTAAATTATTGGACTGGGCCAAATATTTGATTTGCGTAAATGGCTGAGAAAATGGTAAATCTTAAGGGTAATATTTTTAGATATTTTTAATTATTACCCCAAACAATTTAAAATATATAAACGTGTAGTCTGGCAATAATAATTTTTTATGGACGCGGGGTGCGACTCCCCGCCATCTCCACCATTTTTATTCAAAGTTTATATTTTGAATGTTTATATTTATATAATGATGAAAAGATATAGTGATTATAATACTTAAGAGTAAGTTACCTGATTTAAAAAATGTAGATCCAGGCAATTATGTTACTAGTTATATATCGATAGAATCAGTAACAAAAATTATAGATTTAAAAAAGTTATGAGTAATATTAAACTAACGAAGGCTGAAGCCGAAAAGAAAGTGTATCAATTAACTGAAGATCTTTTGCATGTTAGAAAAGATTTTAAAGATGTAGCTTGTGGATACAAAGATCGAATGAAAGAAATTGAATCTGAAATCAAAGCTATAGTAGAAGAAGCTTCGTCTGGAGATCCAACTAAATAAAACAAAACCCGGTTTTTACACCGGGTTTTTTTATTACTGTTGTTTAGGGGCTGGTTTAAATGTGCCATCTTTTAAATTGAGACTACCATCGCCATATTTTGTAGCTAGATTATTGAGTAGACTTTCTTCTAGTTTTTGAATATCTTTCCACTCGGCGAGAATAGCTGATCTGCGATCAGTTAATTCGGTTTTGGTTTGGTCCAATTCAATTTCTTCCAATTGCAGTTGTCCGAGTTCAAATATTTTCTGTTGATATTTGGATTGAACGATTGCGATTTCTTGCATTTCTTGTTCTGTAAATTTAGTAACATCACTCATATTATTTTCATATACATATAGCGATTTTCTATTATTAGATTTTTTATAATTTAAAATAAAGTTGACATAGTTGTTATTTGTATGTATTATCAGATTATGTTCTGAGGCTGGTAATCTTAGAACTCGTAAATATATTACCACGTTTAAATATTAAAGTATAAATTAGTATGACAGTTAAAAGTGACAGTGTTATAGATAGCAATATTAAGTACGTAATTCTACGTGATGGCAGACGAGTTTCAGATTTGGAATATGTTTCCAAAGTCGAAGCTAAAACTGAATATGAACATTGGTCATCAATCCTTAATCGGTGGCCTGATGGATCTAAAATTGAAATTGTAGAAGTGAAAGGTAAATAATGAGTGGTAATATATTTGGCTTAAAACAGAAGATTAACGCAGCTAGCACAGAAAAAGAAGTATTAGATTTATTACAGTTGAGCAAAACATACGTAGATGCGTCACCAGAAACAATTCGTTCTTGGAAAAATTCATCCACTAAAAGGTTACATCAATTAAATTCAACTAAACCATCAGTGGAAAATGTTGAAACAGTTGACGATAAACCAACAAAGAAGAAAAAGAAAAAGTAAGAGGTGGTTAAATTGATTGTGAAAAGACGTTACTGAAGTAACGTCTTTATTTTTTCCTATATACTTATATATGATGATAGATAAATACTCTTCATTAACTTTGCCATCTGATTATAGTCAGATGGAGGCTTTGATTAAAGTCAATAAAATTAAGTTGATGGAACAAATTGTTTCGTCTATATGTTATGCGGTGAAAAACAATTTGAATGCAATAGAGGTCTTTAATTTTAAAGATTCTGATTTCATAGTAGTATTAGTCCGTGAATCATTTGAAAGTAATTTAAATAGTATTTATAATTATTATATCTCATCTGAGACATATGAACATTGCGGACGTGTTTTAAATATTAAACAACAGCTAAACCAAAAAAATGAACAAGAAAAAAGACACAAGTCCAAAGGTTCACCAAAACGAAAAAATTAAAGAATCAGTTAGAATAGATGAACGACAACTTACACCTAAACAAATTGAATTATTAAATTTACTACAAAATAAAACAACCAAACTAGTCTTTATTTCCGGGCCGGCTGGAACTGCCAAAACATATACGTCAATATTAGCGGGTCTAACCTTATTAAATCATAAGAGAGTGAGTGAAATTGTATATGTTAGAAGCATAGTTGAAAGCAGCGATAATAAATTAGGATTTTTGCCTGGTGAAATGGATGAAAAAATGAGTCCATACATCCAACCATTGATAGATAAATTGGAGGAATTGTTGCCAAAACACGACATTGATAAATTAAAAAAAGAGGAACGTATTCACGGATTTCCAATCAATTTCTTACGTGGTTTAAGTTGGAATGCTAAATGTATCGTAGCAGATGAAGCGCAGAATATGACTAAAAAAGAACTAATAACATTGATTACACGTGTGGGTGAATTCAGTAAGTTATTTATTTGTGGCGATCCAGATCAAAGTGATATTAACAGTAAAAGTGGATTTGTGCCAACGATGAACATTTTCGACGATGAAGAAAGTAGAAATAATGGAATTTATGTATATAAATTTGATGAAGAAGACATTGTTCGAAGTGGTTTAGTAAAATTTATATTAAAAAAACTAAAAAACATTAGTTGATTAATAATTATTAATATAATATGGCGATAGTATCCAATCAAGGTAGAACCGTTCCCGAATTACCAACATTAACATCTGGTAATATTGGCAACAATGATTATTTAATCATACAAAGTGTGAGTAGCAACTCAACTAAAAAATCTACTGTCAATAGTTTTGTACAAAAGACAGGTGATCTTTTAACGTCATTTAATAGTTTAAATTTTACAGGTCCAAATAACACATACACAGGTTCATTCAGAAGTTTTGAAAGTGATAACTATTCCGTCATAAGTCAAACGGTACCAAATGTATTTAAAAGAGCCATAGTAAGCGATTATCTTACTATTGGATACAATCCATCCGCCCCAACGTTTTTAGGAATCTATGCAAAAACAATAGATGTTAATCAAGCACTTGGCGGCGGTGGTAATATTACGTTTACTGGAAATTCTATAAATAGTGAAATAATAATTCTTGACTATCCAAATGGACTCAAGCTTGAAAATACACCGTTTAAACTTGAACAAATTACAGCTAGTATTGGTATAACAGGCAGTTTAAAAGGACGTTTATTAGGCAATGTAACGGTTGGTACAGGTAAAAGTTCATTTAACAATGTAGACGTAAATAATAATTTATATGCTGCATATGCTGAAATAGATCTTGTTGCTATAAATGATGGGGCTATTGGCAGTGTAACTATCGATAATTCCCCAATCGGGACAACTACGCCTTCGATTATATCAGGGTCAAAGATTTATTCAGTAAATGGATTTTCAGGAAGATTTTCTGGCAGTGGTAATATTTCAATGACGGGTAGTTTAAAAGGCAAATTAAGAGGCAATGTAACATCTACAACAGGTACAAGTGACTTTAACAATATATCAGCTGTTAGTATATATTCCAGTACATATATTGAATCTCCGTTATTTTTAGGCACATCCAGTTATTCTTACAATGGCCCGGGTAAGTTATCATCTTTATCAAGTAGTTACGCACGTACTTCAAGTATGTGTATGTCAACTACTGCAGATTCAGCTTCATATTTGAATTGGTCTAATTTAAGATCAAACGGCACAGCTAGTTATTCTTATAATGGCAATTTAAAATATTCTTCTTTTTCAAGTAGTTACGCACTTACTTCAAGTAAAACTATAAGTGGTAGTTATTCTATTAGAACCACTAGCGCTTCATACGCATTGAAAGCTGCAACGGTTCTTGGAACAGTTGATAATGCTTTATACGCCATAGCCGCCGATTCATCAACTACTTCATTAACATCCTCTTATTTATTAAAAGGATCTTTAAATAGTTCAAGCGCTGTACCATATTTTGATGGTACTAGATTAACAACTTCCCCACTATTTTATAAAAACGAGTCTGGACAAATTAATTTTTATATATCAGCTTCGTCTAAATATGCGCAATCTAATCTTTTTGTAGTAAACAGAGGATCTGGTATATATAGTACAGCTGGATTTGTATTACAAAATAAAAACAGATCAACCAAGTATCCAAATCAAGATCAATGGTTTATATCATCTGTTACTAGTGGTAGTTTGACATTGAGTATTACTACGGGATCCTATCATCTTAAAAATAGTACCATTACAACAAGAACATCGGATACAGGCGGTACAATGGTTGCGCTAAAACAAGTGCGTAATGGTTTTTACTTCTGGCCATATATTCAAACTGATTCGGCTGCAAGAGATGGTTCAGTTGGTATAGGCATACAACCTCCAGCAGAGCCAACTGGTTCTATAAATAAGTATTTACGTGCCAAGTTGCAAATCAGAATGTTTAGTGGTAGTAATCAAGCAGCGAACGTTGCTGGATCAGTATTAGCTGGTAATTTTGTTGGCGGAGCACCAGTTGGTGTAGAAAATAAACAAACTGCAATATTAGTCCAATATGGATCAAGTAGTTTTGCAAATACATTTTATGTATCCAGTAGCGGTGATATGCGTGCGTATGGGTCTATCAGTGGTAGTAAGATGTATTCCTATGGAAGTATCAAAGTTGATAATGGTTCATATATTTCCAAAACAGATAGTGCTATTATAACTGGATCTTTTAAAGGCAATTATCAAAAAGATTATACTACTGTGAGTGCAACTGTTGCAGCTGCAACAACTAATTTAAGTTTTGATGATTATGATATGATTTATCTAACAGCTACAGCCGCTCAAACATTTAATGTAAATCTCACACAGAAGAAAGTATGTTATTTATATTTCTATAATAATAGTGGCGGTACATCATTTACTTGGGGTACAGGTACATCTAATTCATTAAAATGGCCAAGTGGAGCAGCATCTAATCCATCAAATGGGTCCAGAGATCTGTATTCCATTGTATTGATGGGCAGTGAAATTCTTATTAATAGAATCGCAGCTTCTTATTCCTAATACTTTATATTTATAAAATATGTCAACGCCGTGTAACAGTTTAAATGTTCAATTAATAAAAGTCAGTGATCTCGCGAGCTATAATAATATAAAAGCCGCGGATCAATTGATGCTTATAGAAAATACAGGTGGTTCAAAATATTCTAGAAAATCTACTTTATCAGATTTAAAAGATTATGTTAATTCAGATGGTATATCTGGTTATACCATCTCTTTATTTAACACCACAACTGATTCAAATAGTTTTTATACATATTTGTTGGGAAATGTATTTTCTTTTTCGCATGGTTTTTCTTCAACACCGTCTTTAGTAAGAGTAGTTTTACAATGCGCAGCTAATGATGGTAGATTTGTTATAAACCAAGAAGTTGATATAACTTCATTTTTCAATAATGAAACAAAACCAATATGTAGTGTTGTTTCACGTTCAAGTAATATATTAGTAATAGTACCCACTTTCACTAGTATTACCACATATGATTACAATAGTAGTACTAGTGTAATATCGCAATATAACATCGATACATCAAAGTGGTATATTAAAATTTACGCCTGGAAGTAATTATGTCAACTACCTGCAATTTAATACAACAAGTAAAAGTTAGTGATCTTGTAAGATACAACACATTAACAGCTAAGGATTTAATCTTAACAATTGAATCCGGATCATCCAATGACTTATACTCTCGAAAAAGTACATTCGGCGATATAGTTAAATTCTTATCAGTTGTTACCGGATCTTACACAGGAAGTTTTTCCGGATCTGCAAAAACATTAAAAGGTATTTTTACCGGTAGTTTTACGGGCAGTTTTAAAGGAAAACACTCAGGCAGTTTTAGTGGAAATTTTAATGGCCGTAATACAGGCAGTTTCACAGGCAGTTTTAAAGGATTAACTACAGGCAAATCTCAAACATCTGGATCGTTGAGTGGCAGTTTTAGTGGTTATATATTAAGTAAAAAAGCAAATGTTAGTGGTAGTTTCAGTGGAAGTTTGTATGGCGCTATAATTAGTAAAAATTCAAAACTAACAGGTAGTTTCAGTGGAATTTCAAAAGGACAATTTTCAGGAAGTGTTTCAGCTAGTATAAAAGGTTATATTAGTGCGTCAAATCATTATAATGCCAATAGAAAAGTAGCATTTTATGGTACAGCTAGTTGTGCTAAAACTGCATCGTATGCTTTGAACTTAGTAGGATTAGTATCTGGAACAGGCACTACAAATCAATTTTCATATTGGTCAGGAACAAGTGCATTGGGTGCCACTAATTATATTGTAAGAAATAGCACCATTAATAATTTAGGTGGTATGGGAGCTGGCAGAATAACTGTGAATAACCCTCTACAATTTTCATCAGTAGGCGAACAAATTATTCAATATTCTTCATCTGGACAATCTGTATCTGGATTGGGATTACAAACTTCTAATAATTATTTAAGAACAGCTGCTAATTTCGCAATTTATTATTCAGGATCTCATATAAATACATCAGCGTTACCAGGCAGAGATGTAATTTGGCAGTCTGGTAAATCAGGATGGGGAGTATTAGGTATAAGACAAAGACTATTAAGTGTGGGTAACATAGTAAGTTCTGATAATGTAAATGCTCAATTACATTTACATTTAAGTGGATCCACTGGTTGGCCAACAGGTTACAACCCAAATACCAATGTATTTCTAATTACATCAGGTAGCAATCAAACAAAATTGTTACGTGTAAGTGGCAGTGGCCAATTGGACGTGAGAGGTGATATAGTTGCACTTTCAACATTCGCTTCGTCCGATATAAGACTCAAAGATAATATTAAAACTATAGAAAATGCTTTATCAAAAGTGAATCAGATAAATCCAATTGAATTTAATTGGAAATCAAATGGAAAACAGGACTTTGGTGTTATTGCTCAACAAATCGAAGAATTGTATCCTGATTTAGTAATTGAAAATCTCGAAGGATATAAAGTTGTAAAATATAATCCATTTATCGCATTGTTACTAAAATCTATTCAAGAACTACACAAAGAAGTTCAAGAACTGAAAAATAAGATCAAATCTTAATATATATAGGATATATGTCTGTCAATATATTAAACAGATTTGGACCATTGAGTTTCAAAAGCGAAACAAATAATAGCGAAAATCTTTCGATCAATAGTTTATTAAGTAACTTTTATAATCCAGGCTCAAATAATTTTTCTATATCGCAAAGTTATTATCAATTGGAAAATAGAATCGGAAATTCAAATAACGATTCAAGTACGATTAATATAACAAAGGCTATAGGCGTTGGTTTTATAAATAAAGACAATAGACGACCTATAAAGTTTAGTGAATTTTATGGTGCCTCTTATATAAGTAGTTCTTTTAGTTTAGCCGCTTCCACTGGTATCGCTACTGTTAAAATTTACTCGCCGAGTGTAGTGCAAAATAATAACTTTTTGACCAATAATATACAGGACAAAGTTTATCAATACACACTATACTCCAAATCAACTATCACTACGCCTATCGCAGATTCTGGTTGGAATAAGATATTTTCTTACGCTAAATCAGGTGATAATACCGAATTATTTTATAATTTAATTAATACAAAAGCGTATAAATTAGTTTCGAAAGATTGTTTATCAAATGCATTTACATCTAGTATGTTTATAGGCAGTTGTACAAGTACTGTTGTTGATAATACTACTTATACATACACAATGTCGGCTGCAGATTTATCTATAGCAAGTTCTTTATTGTTTCAAAAAATTAATAGTGATAAAATATCCAATGGTTATACAAATACAAAGATAACAGATTTGTCTAACATATTGAATAACTTAAATAGTTTATTGCAGAATCCAAATATTACGACTTATAAATCAAGTGGACAACTTTTGCCAGTTATATCCTATAAAGACAATTTGGGATACAATAGAACACTGTCGTTTGACGGATTGATTTTACAAAAATCAGCTATACCTGACGGTTCACTTGGATATTTTTACACTGGATTGGTAACCGCTACTAGTTCAGGTGGAACAAATCCTATATACCAATACTCGTTTGAAAATACATCCACATTTGGTCAAATAACTCTTTATATTTTAGGCACTCAAGATTCAAGTGCATCATCTTGTACAACTCCACCAACGCCAACAACAGTTGGAAATTTTCCAACCAATATTTCATTCACAGGTCCAAGATGTGGTTATTTAGATTGTGGCGATGGTTATACTCAACCAGTGTGCAATCCAACTTCCACCACTCAAATAAAACACAGTGGTAGTTTCATAATCACAAATAATAACAATGCGGAAATGTTGGCCACTATAAGTTCAACTTGGACTAACTTAGATGGAACTGCTTTAAATTCGTTAATTAGTACAGTTGATTTTGCACCAACTGGGATGTTTTCTATTTCGGCCAACAGTACACGTAAAATTAGTATTGGTTTTGGATTGTCTAATTATGAAAATACAATTCAACCAAAAACTTTTACTGCTAAGGGTTCTGTCGATCTAGTCTTGCCATTAGGATATTCACCGCAATCGCAGACTTGTGAGATTATAGCTAGTTTTGATAAAAATTCTTGTAATATAAGTTTACCTCTCAAACAATATTGGACCACTCCAAGTTTTTGGCAAGATATAGCAGTAGAATCACTATCTTGCAATTCAAATCCAAATTCCGCTCAGATTGTATCAAATCCAACTTCTACAACTCAAGTGAGACATAGTGGTAGTTATATAATAACAAACAATACGTCTATTAAACCAATTACAATTACGTTTGATAAAAATAATTGGAAAAATCGCGGAGATGGAACTGATATAGATTCTTTACTTACTCCTGTTGAGATGAATCCCGATTCACCGATTATAATACAACCAAACGAAAGTAAAAAAATATCAGTGTCATTTGGAAAAAACAATTATAATAATCCAAGTCAACCAATTTTTGTAAATTTAAGTTGTCCATTTATTGCAACTACAGATTCAAATTATTATATAAACTCGGTTGATCAATCTTATTTTTATTTTGAATCGGCGAAAAGTAATTGTGTTGTCACCACATTGAGAACGCCAAATTGGCCGCAAAATATAGGATCTTGGGATGGTATAAATTCTATAAATTGTACTTGTGGAACATCTACATCTCCACAAATATGTGATCCTACACTTTTAACACAAATAAAACATACAGGAAGTTTTGTAATTACAAATAACAACCCCGATTCAATGACAGTTACGTTGAATCAAAATTGGACAAATTACGATGGCAGTATATTAAATTCCTTTTTATCACCTGTCACAATTGATCCTCAATCTCCTATCTCTATTGAACCATATAAATCTAAAAAAATAAGTATAGGAGTCGGAATTGTAAATTATTCAAATTCAAATCAACCAACATATGTTTATATAAAAAATGAAGCTGTATTCACTCTTCCACCAGGATATAGCAAAACATCTGAAACTATTACAATTCCATTTTTATCAGACAAAAATAAATGTAAAAAACAAGTTGTTGCTCTAGTAGCACCTCCTGTAGTTACGCCTGTAACAAGTAATTTAGGATGTGTAAATTACAATTCCAATATATTGGAAAGTTGGTCGCAGGTAAAATATTATACTACAATAAAAATTTTCTATAAAACCGGCACATCGGCTGATAAAACTTTTGCGAAATCGGTTGTCAATGCTTTACCGAATACAGGATGTACATTACCTACAACTATATCCCAAGACGGATATACCATTAATATTTCTTGGATAGTAGACCCAGCTGGCGATCAGTCATATGACTGTGCATCTGGCACATCTGGACAATTTTCAGGCACTTATACAGTTGTAACAACCAATCCTATACTAGGAAATGCAAATTTTTATATCTTATTTTTGAGAAGAAACAATAATAATCCAGATGCTGAAAATTATATTGATTTATGTCAAACAGGCGGAGTTTCGTCGGTTGGATAAAAAATATTGACATTTTTCAGAAGTTCGTTTATATATATTCTTGAATGACACAGATGTGTTATTCACTATAGTGCTCGAGTGAGGCTATTAGGTTAATAAGTTCAATAGAATTATTAAAAGAAAGGTAAATATATGTCAGTAATTAAATACAGTCCGTTTGCATTACGTCACGTTGATCGTGATGAGTTTTTAACGCCATTTGACCGTGTATTCGATGAAGTATTCGCGGCACATTTCCCAGAATTAAATAAAGAATTAGGTGTTGGTTTCTTTGAAAAACAAAGTTATCCCCGTGTGGATGTTGTTGATTACAATGATCGAGTGGAAATTCTAGCAGAGATTCCCGGTCTCTCTAAAGAAGACGTTTCAGTTGACGTACAAGAAAATGTTCTTACTATCAGCGGTCAAAAGATTAAAAAGATTGATGATAGGGAATTTACAGGAAAGTATATTCGTAGAGAATTAAAACATAGCAATTTCAAACGAAGTTTTACATTAGGTGATCAAATTGATCGCAGAAATCCATCCGCAAAATTTGAAAATGGGTTGTTAAGGGTTACATTGTCAAAGATCAAACCTACAATTCCAGAAACCAAAAAAATAAAGATTGAGTAATAGTCAATCAAGGTTATATTAAACCCCGTTCATTTAATTGGATGGGGTTTTTATTTTGTAGATATTTATAGATATGATACAGTTTAAACATTTGATAATATTCACATCGCTTTTAATCGCTGGATGTGCTGCTTATTTTAGCGTATATGGTATAGGATTGTTATTTTCCGGAGCTACGATTGCTGTTATGATAATGGCATCCTCTTTAGAACTGGGCAAATTGGTAACAACTTCTTGGTTATTTAGATACTGGAATAGTGCTAATATTTTAATGAGAATCTATATGATAACCGCAGTATTCGCGTTGATGGCTATAACATCATTGGGTGTATTTGGGTTTTTAACGGCCGCTTTTCAAAAATCATCTTTGGAAACTGAATTGTCATTGAATAAAATTTCAACATTAGAATCTCAAAAAAAAGAAGAGATTAGTAAAATTGAGTCTACGAAAAAATCTATAGAAAAACTGTATACGTTAAGAAGTAGTCAAGAAAATAGATTGAATGAAGTGCTTACAAATGTACTAATCGCTCGCAATCCGATTCAATTACAAAATATTCAAAATCAAATCAACGATCAAATTGCAGATCTCAATAAACAGTTAGAAAACGAAAATGATAAAATCAAAACCTATAGTGCTAAATCAACAGCTGTGGATGATGACATTTTTAAGTTAAAAGTAGATAATAGTCAGAAGAAAGATATTATAACGTTTAAATTTGTTGCTGATCAATTTGACACCACGATTCAAAATGTAGTAAAGTGGTTTATTGTAGTGCTTATTACGGTATTTGATCCACTCGCGGTTGTATTATTATTGGCATATAATATAAGCACAAATAAAGTTTATTCAGAAAATGACAAAAATTACGAATTATACAAAAAACAAGAAAAATCTACAGATGAGTCCGGCGACAAACCAACACATTCAACGATTGCACACATAGTGGAAAAGCCTGTTGAGGTTGAAAAAATAGTTGAGCGTATAGTGGAAAAGCCTGTTGAGGTTGAAAAAATAGTTGATCGTATAGTGGAAAAGCCTGTTGAGGTTGAAAAAATAGTTGATCGGAAACGTAAAACAGGAGTAAGAGGTATGTTTAGTTTTTAATATTAAAATAATTTTTTTATCGATTTGTCACGGTTACATATATATGTAATTATAAGCATGGATGAAACTGAACTTAAAGAATTGTATAGGCTGATCAAAAGATCATACGACGAATCGTGTTGGAAAACATTGAATGACGCTTTAGACTATATCTCGGAATTCGTGGAAGTGGACGACGAACTACCTACAGACAATGATTGAAATTTTGTTATTAATATTACTGTTTATATCAGTAGCAGTTAATGTGTTTTTATTAATAACATTGAAAAAGTTATTTAACCAGATTGACATTTTGGAAGACTGGATAATAAACTTTAAAAAATTGGTAGAAAATACTTATAATAAATTGAAAGACATTGATAACCGTGGTATCTTTGAAAAAGATGACGACGTTGGTTTTCTTTTTTCCGATTTAAAACAAACAATGGAAACTTTGAATAAAAAAGTGAAAGAAGAAGAAACCGATAACGTTTGATATTATTACTTGAATGAAACAAACAAAAAAAAGTAAAGTTGTAAATAAAAAAACGACTAAAGTAGTAACAGATAAAAAACGTAAAATTACTTCTATGGTAAATAGTGTTAATAACAAAATCAAAAAACCAACCAAAATAACATCTTTTAAAAAAGTAGTTACAAACCAACCGCCTAAAAATAATAAAGTAAAATTAGATATTACATACGAATCTAAAAACTTATCTGAAATTAACGTTCCAAGAAATATTACCAGTAAAGATATAATAGTAATTAATGATCTAAACGCTATTAATAAAGAAGTAGAAGAATTAACAGATGTTAGAAAAAAACGTCGTGGTAGAAACAAGAAAGAAAAGATTTATTTTTCTAAAAAGACAGAAGAAGCAATTATTGAGTATAATTTAGCAACAGATATGGTAATAAGAAATGAAATATATGAAAATCGTATAAAGTATAGTTTTGATAAATTAGTTGAAAACATATTCAATACATTCAAATTTACTTATTTTGATAATAGTCCATTAGAAATTCAAAAAGAAACTGTAACGCATTTAGTTTCTAATATGCATAAATTTGAAGCGGGTAAAGGCAAAGCTTTTAGTTATTTCAGCATTGTTGCTAAAAACTATTTGATATTTCATAATAATAACAATTATAAACGATTCAATCAACATGTAGATATCAGTGACACACCAGGCGATGATTGCGTTTGTTTGCAAACAGAAGATGTACATCATAAGACCATTCAAACCCAGGAGTTTATGAAATTGTTAATTAACTATTGGGAAAAAAATCTAACAAAGATATTCACCAAACAAAAAGATCTTAATATAGCATATGCAGTAATTGAGCTATTTCGTAGTAGTGATAGAATTGAAAATTTTAATAAAAAAACACTGTACTTATATATAAGAGAATTGAGTAATTGTAAAACACAACAAATTACTAAAATCATTAATAAGATGAAATCATATCAAAATGTAGTTATGAAAAATTACGCAGACAACGGTAAAGTATAACACAAAACAAAACAAATAAACCACTCCAAACGGAGTGGTTTTTCTATTTATAGACATATGGACTTAAATTTTGAAATTTACAAAGGAAAGAATTTTTCAGGTCTTTGTAAGGACATAGTGAAAAATTCAGAGAATAAAAAGGATCAAATTGATATATTAATATCGGAGTTACGAAGTTTGATCAAAACCATCAATGATGCTACCATCATAGTTCCTATGATTAAAGATTACTATGATGTAGGAATTAAAAACGATGAACAGTTAGTTAAGTTAGCATCTGTTGTACAACGGTTGGTGGCTAAAGGTGAAGCTAGTGGCGAAGGTTCTTCTATGATATTAAGTGAAGATGAACGCAAACAATTGATGGAGGAAGTTATAACAATTAGTAAAGGTGAATAATATGGTAAGCACGGACATATCCAAATCAAATAAATCACCACAGTTAAATGATCAACAAATAAAAGATTTGGTTGATATTCGTTCACCCATACAACTTGCTGTAGTAGTTGATGTAATTTTCGACGAAACTCATATAAAATTACAAGATGCCTATAAACAAAAAATAAATCCGCAAACTGTTCCGCTTAATTATAAGAATGAACCAGCAAATGAAAATGATGTGGATTTTTCTTATATTGGGCGTGCTAAAGTACGAATATTATCACAAGAAAAAAAGTCATCGGTTGAAAAATTACCTTGGGCTATACCACTGGAACAAACCATCACACAATATCCACTGGTTAATGAATTAGTATTGGTGCAAAAGGTTGGAAACAATTATTATTATAGTAAACCATTAAACAAATTCAACTTCCCCAATAATATCGATTATACAGTTGAAACAGTATATAGCGAAGATGGAAAGCCGGCTGTGCCTTTTTATTTTGATGGTAATAGAGCCACTTATACATCCGCTCCAATTTATTCGAAGTATAATAATATAGGATATGTAGGACAATATTTCATTTCAAATCCATTTATACGATTGGTCAAGAAAAATGAAGGCGACACTATAATAGAAAGTAGATTTGGTCAATCAATTCGATTTAGTGCATATGATGATAATAGACAAATCGATAAAGGTGTATATACATCTTATGATTTGAATGGTAATTTATTGAAAGACTCAATCGGCGGTGGATATGGTAATCCTAAACTTACTATTAGAAATAGACAGCGAAATATTGCTTTGGATGAACCACAACAATTACATCCTAAGTTGCCACCTATTCCTAAAATTACACCAGTTGAAAAGAATTTTGGCGGACAAATACCAGAAGATATTAATAACGATGGATCCACCATTCAGTTGACAAGTGGTAGAACGTCGAGTGATTGGAAAACTACAGTTTATAAAAGTATATTTGGTATAACGTCAAATGGAGAACCAACCGAAGAACAAATAAGATTCAACCCTAAAGGTTCGACATCATTTAAGTTTCCAACTTTAAACAGCGATCAAATTGTAATAAATACAGATAGATTGGTACTAAGCAGTAGATTTGCAGAAACGCTACATTTTAGTAAAAAAAGGTATGCCGTAACCACTGATAGTGAATATACAGTTGATGCTAATGACAATGTAGTTATAACTACAAATAATACTGCTACTATAAATGCTCCACAAATATTTTTGGGTCAATATGGCGAAACGAATGAACCAGCATTATTAGGTCAAACAACTGTAGACTGGATGTATGATCTTTGTAATTGGTTGTTGGATCACGTTCATTGGTATCATCACGTACATCCACATCCACACACACATCCTAGATCAGGAAATGCAACTCCTGAAAATACAAGGGACGCTAATCCAGATCAAACACAAGTACCGGTACAACAAATTACATTACAATTATTAAGAGATAATTTACACAAGACACTGAGTAGACGAGTATTCGTTACTGGTGGAGGTTATGCGCCTGGCAGCAATGGAGTTAAACCAATCGGAAGTGGCGGAGAATGTAAAGATCCAGTGGTAATAAATACTGTTACAGGAGCTGGAGCTGTTGGTGATTTCAAAGGTAGAAATCGTCGTGAAGGTCCAGTACAAGTTGAATTTGAATTTGAAAAACATTTGCATCCTAGTGATATTAAGGGTGCTCAACAACTATTAAATTTACAGAAATCAAAACTAGGTCGATAATTATAGAAATATACTATGACTGGGTCCAGTACAAGTCGAATTTGAATTTCAGAGTTAAATACTATGAGCAATTATTATGTATCCTATAAACAAGTAGTGTCTTGGAATGGCACGGTATTTAATGCTAATGAATATAGAAAAGCAATAAATGATTTTTATTCTAAAATTGATCTTGTTAATCCAAATTTAAAAACTGATCAATCAGCTTCATCTGTATTTGATGTACCCGTAAGAGATTTATCTCCGGACGCAAGATTTCCAAATGAATGGAGTTTTGATTTAAATGGAAACTTTTCAACAACAGTCCGTGACGAACTTACGGGTCTTTTTAGAGCATTTTTAGTTTTGAGTGGAGATGTTAAAGTCCCAAGAATAACGTCAACCGGCAAAACTTTACGAGTAATTATAGCTGCTGCCAATAAAAGTTTAATTTCTGTGGGTAAAACTTCTGAAGAAGCTTTTCTTTATGCGTTTAAAGAAGCAAGAGAATCTCTTTTACGAACACTAGCAGATCAAATTAATCTGCCGGGTAAGGGAATTAAAGTAGAAAATCAAGATCTATTTACCGATCCAGATCCTGCTTTAGTAGGACCACCTACACAAACGATATCAGGAGTTACAAATAAAGCTCCTATGGTAGATAATCCTAACATAAAACTGCCAACACAAGAAGTAAAGGGGTTAAATGCAAATGCAGCGCAACAAGCAGCTTCAAAAACCCAGTACGCAGCAAGTAGTGTTACATCTCAAGTTCAAGGTGTCGCCGATAAAACACAAAGTACAATTGGTAAACCGGATGGTTTGGGTAAAGATTGGTCGCCTAATAAGTTTAGTCCAGAATCTATAGCTGGAAATGATAAATTTGTAAATGCTAAAACAGGTATGGTTGAATCCACGTCCAAATTAGTTAAAGGGTTAAAAGGTGGATTATTAGGTGGTGCTCTTGGGGCTGGAGTAGGGGCCATTGCCGGCGGCGGTAAAGGAGCATTAATAGGCGGATTGAGCGGTACTGCACTTGGTGCCGGTTTATCCGTCGGAGGTGTAACAGGAGGAGCTTTAGCTGGCGGTGGATTAGGAGCTGGAATAGGTGGAATAGTTGGGGGTGGGAAAGGTGCTTTAATTGGAGCTGTATCAGGAGGAGCAGTTGGTGTAGCTGCTGCTAAATTAGCCAGTATAAAGAAGGATATGCCTAAACCAAATATACCAAAGCCACCTAGTACACCTCGTATTAAGATAGTCAAGATACCAAGACCATCTAATATAAAAGACGTATAATCATTATTAAATTTACCTAATTCTCGTTTGGGTTAATAATTATATATAATAATATGAAAATAGATATATTAAAAGAATTCATTAAGAAAACAGTGCAACAAGAGGTACGAAACGTAGTACAATCTGAACTTAAACTTCAATTAGCAGAAATATTTTCTAAAGAAGTTATCCAATCCAAGAAAAAATCATCTGATTCTGATTTAGAACAACAAATTTTAAAAGAATTGGATGTGATGAATGAATCTGCGGTTGTTGAACAGCCAGTTAAACCCACGAAAAAGTTTGTAAAGTATACCAATAACCCAATGTTGAATGATATTTTAAACCAAACCACTGGTGGAGTGCCACAAGAAGGTAGTATGGTTAGTATGATGGGTGGATATGGAGGTGGTACACAAGAAGTTATTACAGAAACCAAAGTGCCTGAAAATGCTCCTGCTCCTGTAAAAGGAGTTTATTCAGCGATAAACAGAGATTATCGGGCTTTACTAAAAGCAGTGGATAGTAAAAAGTCTAAGGTTTAATTATGGCTAAAAAAGCACTAGGACTTAAAATACCGTTTAGATTGGGTCAAGATGGTTATTTTGAAACAAATACTGATACTATTTCACAAGTTTCTAGTAATATAAAGAATCTTTTATTAACCAAACCTGGAGAACGCAGGTTCAATAATGCATTTGGTTCTTCATTATATAAAGTGTTGTTTGATCAAAACGAATTGGGTGAAATGTTACCGATGTTAGTAAATCTTATTCAAAATGATGTAAATAGATTTATGAACGGTATAATAGTTGAAGACGTTAAAGTTCAATTATTGGAAAATGATGTTGTAAATAATAATTATAATAAAATATTTATAAAAGTAGCCTTTAGTTACAAAGAATTACAATCCACAACTGAAGTGATCATCACAAACAATAATATATAATGCAACAATTAATTAACAAAACCTTCAAGGCTAATACAAAAGACGTTTTGTATTTAAATCGTGATTTTACTTCTTTAAAACAACAACTGATCGATTTCACTAAACAGTATTATCCACAGAGTTATAAAGATTTTAGTGAAAGTTCACCAGGCCAAATTTTTATAGAACAAGCGTCTTTTGTGGGAGATGTATTGTCATATTACACTGATTATCAATTTAAAGAAAGTTTTATTCAATTTGCGGGTGAACGTAAAAATATTATAAACCAAGCTCAATTTTTGGGATATAAACCAAAAGTATCTTCGGTATCATCCACTAATGTAGAATTATTTCAATTGTTGCCTGCGACACGCACTTCGGGCGTTAATGGCGAATATGTGCCTGATGAACGATACTGTTTGATTCTAAAACCATATACGCAACTATCTAGCGTATCAGGTATATCATTTATAGTCGAAGAAAGTGTAGATTTTAGTCAAGATACTTTATTTTCACCAAGACAAATAAGCGTTTACAATCGTGATAATACAGGAGCACCATTATTTTATCTGATAAAGAAATCCACACAATGTTATTCTGGTAGAATAACAACAAAAACATTTAGTGTTGGCGACCCACAATCATTTTTAAAAATAAAGTTAGATGAAACTAATGTGGTTAAAATAATAAGTGTGGTAGATTCTAATGGCAACAATTACTATGAAACACAGTATCTAGCACAAGATACAATTCCACTATTGATTGATAATCTACCTCTTACTAATCAAACGCTATCACCATATAGAAATGAAACTCCTAAGATTTTAAAATATCTAAGAACCGAACGTAGATTTATTACATCCGTAGATCAGAATAATTTTACTTATATTCAATTTGGAGCGAATACAGAAAATTACGAAAATACAGTTATTATACCAAATCCAACTAATGTTGGTGTAGCTTTATCCAATTTAAAGAATCTAAATATATCTTTAGACGGTACAAATGTATTAAAGGCCAATTCATACGGTGTGTCTCCATCAAATACAACATTGACAGTTAATTATGTTGTTGGTGGTGGTTTAGATTCAAATGTAAATTCTGATGAAATAAATAAGATTGCTAGTACAGATTATTTAAATGACGTGACCAGTTTAACTGATAGCGAAGTGATTCTATTAAACAATTTTAAAAATTCATTGAGAGTAAATAATCCACTTTCATCAACTGGTGGTAATGACGCGGATACAAATGAGGAAATACGACAAAATGCTATATTAAACTTTTCCGCTCAAAATAGAATGGTTACTTCCGATGATATTCTACTAAGAGTATATTCATTGCCATCTTATTTAGGTAATATTTCAAAAGCATATGTTGAAAGCAATTCAAATAGACGAGTTCAATATAATCAATTAATAAAAGGCGTAATAACCGAAGACGGAAATGAAACATTAGATTTAAATCCATTAAATCCACTGGATAGAAGAAAGTTTTTGGAATCGAGTAATCCATTTACAAACAATCTTTATTTGTTAGGGTATGATGTTAATAAAAATTTGACAACATTGAATCCCGCAACGTTGCAAAATTTAATAAGCTATCTAAATAATTTCAAAATCCTCACAGATAAAATTAATATTATTGATGGTTATATTATCAATTTAGGATTAGATTTTAAAATTACAGTATTCACTGGTTTTAATAAACGAGACGTATTAAATAATTGTATTCAATCTGTAAAAAACTATTTGGATATTGATAATATTAGTTTTAACCAACCGATAAATCTCAGTCAACTCAATTTTGAAATAATGAAAAACGAAGGGGTCCAATCTGTAATTGAGTTGAAGATTAAGAATTTAACAATTGACGATGGTAATTATTCACCTATAGCATATAACGTAAGTATTGCTACACAAAATAATATTCTCTATCCATCAAAAGACCCATCAGTATTTGAAATTAAATATCCTGACAACGATATAAAAGGATTGGTAGTATAATATGCATATTTTCATTTATCCATCTCAAGACACTTATATTAACAATTCTAACAAATTCCAAAACAAAAATTTTGGAATAGACGAGATATTAGAAATATATGCGTCGAACGCAGGCAAAAAAACTGTGTACACAGATCCAAATTGGCACACTCCGCCTCTTACCGCTTCTTCATACGGTAATAACGGATGGTTGGCATACACCACATCTTCGTTGTTTATTTATTCCGGTAGTAAGTGGTATGCTTTTAATCTTACATCTTCTGTAATACCAAATACATCATTTATTGCTAATTTTACAGGCAGATTATCAAATGTAACTACTAATCCAAAACGTCCACTTTATATTTCTGGATCAGCCAATTATGCATCCGGATCATTTTCAGGTAGTATGAATATAACTAGTTACTCATTCTTTACAGGAAGTTGGAGTACAGGTAGTTTTTCTGGCTCTGTGAGAGTTGGTAGTTTTTTTACAAAATTAAAAGTAAACAAACGCACATACACAATAAGTCCGTTGACGGCATCTTTGACAGGTACAGGCAGTTTTAAAAATTTAAGAGGGAACCTATTAGGCAAATCAAACACAGGCATACCGTGTAGCTCCAGTTTTTATTCGCCGGTAAGAGCTTTTAATTCAGGATCATTTACAGGAAGTTTTAGTGGTTCAAATTCTAAGTTGTATATAGAAACTTTAACTTCCAGTAAATTGTATTATACAGATGTCACAAATTTTGCCGGTTATTTTAAAGGCAAATATAGTGGATCTTTTAAAGCTCCTTCGACTGCTACATACTTGAACTATCCAGAGTTTAGTAGAACATTAATTAAATTTGATTTAACTACATTGAGTCAGTCTATTTCTAAGAACGAAATTAGTAGTTCAAAGTTAAAATTTACTCTCAATTTAAAAGCATGTGGTATGAGAAATCTTCCGCTGAATTATTCTATATATGCTTATCCAATAAGTCAAAGTTGGGAAAATGGAAATGGTAGATATGCAGACGGTGGTTCTCAACTAGGAGCTACTTGGAACAATAGAAGTTACTCAGGCAGTAATTTATGGTATGGTAATAAAATCACAAATAGTTATCAACAAGTAAATTATCTATTAACATCTTCATATTCAAGTGCTAGTTTTCAAAATCAAGGTGGTACTTGGTATTATAAAGTTCCAGCTTCATATACAAACAAACCAAAATGGATTTGCAACTCTACTTCGTTTCCATCATTGGTAAACAATGGATTAATTTGTAGTCAGTCATTCAATTATGGTAAACAAAGTGATATATCAATGGATATCACACAAATTGTTCGTTCTTGGTTATGTGGGTGTATTCCAAATCAGGGACTTATGTTATTAAGTTCATTTGAAATAAGCACACCTCCTCTTCAACCAACCAATGGATTGTTACAATTTTTCAGTAAAGATACTAATACTATTTATAGTCCATATATTGATGTCGGATGGAATGATGCTGTATTTAGCACAGGCAGTTTAAAACCCGTGTCATCTTCTATACAAAATCTAATTACCTTACAGTCATTAAACAGTGCGTATAAGGCTGGCAGTGTTGCTAAAATATTTGTTTTTGCGAGAGATAAATATCCTCTAAAGACATTTAATAAATCATATCAACAACCTGCTATGGTCACTCCTAAGTATTTACCAACTTCTTCCTATTATATGGTAAAAGATGCTGAATCCGAAGAGGTTTTAATTAATTTTGACGATTATACTAAATTAAGTTGCGATGCTTCGTATGGTAATTATTTTAAATTAAATACCAGCGGATTACCGCAAGAACGTTATTTAACAGTATTTATTAAGGTAGAGTACAAAGATGGAACAGTTGACATCGTTGATACTGGGAAAATATTTAAAATAACTCGTTAGTATGGCAAATATACCATTAGTATATAATGTATCATTAAGTGATATACAAACATTTAAAGACTTCGGTACATTTCAAAATAACTTTGATAATTTTGGAAATGACCAATTAGTTTACAACATATCACAATCATTTGATGGCAAATTTAATTATATTAAATTGTCAATTAAAAGTTTTTTATACAATGAAAACAAAATTGTCGATACATCGACCGTTGAATTCACCGAATTGCAAACAACCGCAGTCGAAGAAAAGAGAAATTTGACGGATGTTATAATTCAATATAATAATTTGATCGAAGAAAATAGAATTTTAAATCAAACTGTAAATAGCTTGGTGGAGAAATATGAAAATAACGATGACAAACAAGTTATCTCTGCTATGAAAAACGAAATTATTGGTTTACGAATCAAATTGGGACAAGGAACGGTTCTGTCCGATTTCGACGATGACTATCCATTTTTACCATTAACTTCTTAATATGCCTTACGACTATTTGACAATAAACGATAATGATTTGAATAAGGGTATTACAAGTGCATCTTATTTTAGTGCCAATTTGCAGTCTTTGTACGAACAACGAATGGTAAGTGAGGATATATTTTATGGGGAATCCGACGACGACTTGTTTGAATTTACTCTGTATAATAATAATCAACAACTTGTAAATTTTAACAGAGTAATTCCATCCGTTACATATTCTATATTACAAGGAAGTTATAGAGATATAAACAATACGTTGAGATCGTATCGATTTGCAAATCCATTTACAAATATTGTATCTTACAAAAATGATATTTTATTACACCCACAATTTGATTTAAATGCTAGTGGAGTTGGTCCAGGTTTGTATTACTTGTTGTATAATCCAGTTAGAAATATAGCCGGCAATTCGACAAATAAATTGGTTATAAAAGAGATATCCCCAAGTAGAACTGAGATACGGTTATCTTATGCATTTGACACAACAAAAAATGAATCATCTAGGTTAGATGCGGTTAAGATAAGAACATTTGCTGATAAAAAATATTTGTTATTGAGAATATATCAAGATTTAATTGATATTATTAAAAACAATCCAATCGAACAAGACTTTCTGTTAAATAAAGATAAGTATAACTATGCAGATATTTGTTTGAAGTTAGGTTTAAAAAGTGAAGCTGAATTGCAAGAATTTATAACATCAACATACGTTGGGTATAATTCTGTCATTAAATTAAACAGTGATACTGATACCACGATTTTACAGACAAGTAAATTTTCAGGTGTACAGGAACAAATTAACAATTTCATATACACATATAACAATGTAGAATTTACCGGTCAAGAAATATTAGAGTCTTTCAGAATCATTACATTAAAAGTATCACAAGATAGAGTATTACAAAAAAGTTCTATAAATGATATCGATTTACAAAATATATTAGGATTATTTGAACAAACGATTTATACCGATTGGATATTGCCGAATGTAACTAATTTATTGGAAAATTATAGAACAAAATATTATGGGTATTATAAGAATGCATTGAATTTTGACAATGGAAATTTAATAAAAATTCTAGATCATACAAATTATTTAAATCCAATAGATGACACTTTTAATGTACAAGTAAAATTAGATGCTCCGTTACCATTACAATATAATATAAAATCTACGTGTTGGATATCAAATATATCAATTGCTCCAATTTATTTTAAAGTTAACTTATTTACTTCAAAGATATCAAGAAAAGTATTTTTAAACGATATAAATTTTGACGTTCAAGTTAATACAGTAAATCCATCCACACAAAGATATAAAAGTAATGACACGTTTACTTTAGATAAAGCGAAGATAAGATTAAAAGAAAAGTATAATGATTTGTATATTGATTATACAGATTTTAACAATTTTATTAATTATTCATCAGCTGAATTACGTACTAAAATTGCTAAGAATAAGATCAAAGATTATAATCAACTTGAATCTGTTAAGATATCGACTATTAATTCTGCAACAGATACGAGTGTGACAATTTCATCTTCTTATAGTCAGTTGGTTAATCAGAAGACAGCTCAACAAATCACATTACTGGATACATTTGATGAGTACGAATCCTATTTGTTTTTTAATTCATCTAGTATAGATGTCAAAATCGATGAAGCTATTACATATGATTCGGATAACTATAATAGTTTGGTATATCAACTTCCTGAATATGTAAAGGATGACTCAGATTCCGCAGATTACATAAAATTCACTGCGATGACAGGTCATTTTTTCGATAATATATTAGTATTCATTAAGAAGTTTCCTAAATCATATCCTATTTCTAATGATGATTCAAATTACTATCCAAAGAATTATATAGATGAATTATTGAATAGTTTTAATTGGGGAATTGACATTGGTAAATTTTCACAGAGTGATTTAAATCAATTATATTTCAATAACCAGGAAATTTCAAGTTATAATTCTGCTTCTTATTTTGATTATACAAAATCAATTTTAAATAGGTTCGCAAATAATATTTCATCCGTATATAAAGCCAAGGGTACTATTAATTCATTTGAAATGATACGTACTATGTTTGGTATTCCTGCTGGATTAATATCCACTAGAGAGTATGGAAGTGCTGACGCTTTTTCTAATCGTGACAACTACTTCGTATACGACGATATTATTTATATGACAGATTTCAAGGAAAATAATTTCTTGAATTTTCAACATACTAGTAGTGATTTTATTTATACAACTAGTAGTTACTATGCATCTGGATCCAATATTAATACATTCACTAGTAGCACCGAATACACGTCAAAATTTAACGGTATATCTACAATTGAATTTTCTTTTAGATTTAAATCGACTAATTATAACTTCGGCGACAAGATACAATTGATATCGAAATATAGAAATAAAAAGTCCGATTGGAACTTATTTATAAAAAAATCAAAACAAGTTAACAGTGGTCAATTAGTATTTGAAATGCATCCATATGAATTGGGCAACACTACGTCCAGTTTGACATTAAATGAAATACCATTATTGAACGGTGACATTTTCACGGCTATGTTAAAACGTGAACCTGTTCTTGGGGATTTTGATAAATTGAACGTGAGTTCAAGTAAAATTACTAATGCGGTTACCCCATTTATTATAGAAGACGACGGTGATTATGTGATAGAAGACGATAACGATTTCGTTACATTAGCATCTCAAAAAACTACATTGACGGCTTCTTACTTCGTTAATTCAACAAAAGAATTAATTCCATACGTATATAGTTTATCTATTAATCAATATGACGGAAGTGTTAAGAATTTCTCATCGACAAAACGTAAAATTATAAATTATACCACAAACAAGAATTTTTCATCAGGTAGTTATTATATAGGTAATTATTCGTCATCTGTTTCGTTTATAGGAAATTTAGATAAAATTAAAGTTTTAAAAGAACCACTTAATAATGAATATTTCGATGAACATTCTTATAATTTAGATTCAATATCGATCCCAATTAAAGAAAACGTGTATTCGAATTTGTTTTATTTATGGAGTTTTGATACGCCTGTTAATTTGTATTCGCCTACATCTACCAGTACATCTGTAGATAATCAAAATATTTATTATCAATCACAGTTTTTTGCTTATAATTTTGGACAAAAAGAAAAGTATTATAGCTATCCAACTTGTTCTAACATATCGATTAATCAATTTCCATATCAATTTGATAAAATCGATATCAAACAAACTATAAACACCAATAACTTTGGGCCAAATTTCAAAATCAATAGTAAAATAAACAAAATAACCGAAACGGCTTTGTCTAATTTAACTCCATATGATTATTCAACGAGAATTCAAGACAGTTTAGGTGACGATTCTATCTTATCTGGATTTTTTATAAGTCCATATAACTATTTAAATCAAAAAATAGAGAATTTTATAGGACTAGATGGTATTGCGGATATTATAGGTGAACCTCAAAATTTAAACAAACAAAATTACGAGGGGTTGACTAAATTACAACGTGAATTCGGTGAAATAAATGAAAAATATATATATCCACAAGAATTTTATAGTACATATAAATTCTACATTGATTTTTCTATATTTGATGTTGTAAAAAATTTAAAACCAGCTAGATCTAATTTGTTGACAGGTATTTTATTAGAACCAAGCTTGTTTGAACGTAAAAAGTTTAACTACAGAGATGTCGAATTTTTAACAAATAACGAATTCAACATACAATTTAATAACAAGGCAACATTTACTTCATCATTGTTAAATACTAACAACACATCAAGTTTTGCCATTGTAACCAGTTCATACATTAACAATATCACCCAAGATAAAAATACTTATAATTACTCACGTCTAGAAATCAAAGATGTGATAGATGATCGTGATTTTATTTATGCAAAGTATGGGAAGTATGTATATATCGATTCAAATGGATATAATGTACGAGACACGGTTAATGTAATCAAAAAAGATTATTATCAATCTGTTAATAACGATGGATTTTTAGTAACATTTACTTCTTCGTTTGATGAAGTTCAAGTTATTGGTTCAGGTTCAGGATATTCT